ACATTAATCCAAGAAGTTATTAATCCTATTGTAAATCATTTTGGAGATATAAAAATTACGAGTGGTTATAGATCACCAGAACTTTGTTTGAAGATAGGTTCATCAATTAAGAGTCAGCATTGTCTTGGTATGGCAGTTGATTGCGAAGTCTTAGGAGTGCCTAATAAAGAACTTGCAGATTGGGTAGTTAATAATTTAGAATACGATCAAGTCATATTAGAGTTCTGGGAAAAAGATAAAATTAACTCAGGGTGGGTTCATATCAGTTATTGCAATAGTAACCGGAAGATGTATTTAAGAGCATACAAAGCTAATGGAAGAACAGTTTATGAAGTCATTTAAAAAGCAAGTTGGTGGAAGCCATTACAAGAATTACAAAATCCAACCAGTAGAATTTATCATCAAAAATAATATTGGATTTGTAGAAGGAAATATCATAAAGTATATTTTAAGATTTAAAGAGAAGGGTGGTGTTCAAGACTTGGAAAAAGCTAAACACTACATAGAACTACTGATAGATTCATCTAAAGGTAAGTAATATCATTTAAACTGCTTTTAAGGCATTGTGGCTTTAAAACGAGTATAATCCCATAAGAACTCTAATTGTTAAAAAATAGGGGTAATTTGAGGGTTTAAACACTATAAAAAGGAACATTTAGAGAACATGATACAAGAAATAGATAATTCAACATATTCAAGCCAATTAATCAGCTTAACTAACACATCAGTAGCAACAACAAATGCAGTAACAACATCTAATGGCATTGTTAGAATTGCAGTAACTAATGCTTGTTACATGAAAATAGCAACAACACCAACTGCTACAACTGCTGATACATTACTTCCTGCTGGTTCAACTTCTTTTTTTAAAATGGCAAGTGGAGATAAAGTTGCTCTTTTAGGATTAGTTGCGACTACTGGGACTGCTACTGTAACAGCTATGGAATCTGTAACTTATTAATTATGGCAATAGCACCATCAGCAACAACAATAGATACAGATTTTACACCAGAGACACATGATATTGGTGCTTCATCAGCACAATCATCAGCTATTACAACTGGCTCAGGATTAATTAGAATATCAACAACATCACATTGTCATATTAAATTCGGTGCTAACCCAACTGCTACTGAAGAAGATTTAATGCTACCAGCAAATCATGTAGAAATATTTTCTTTTGTGTCTGGTCAAAAGGTAGCTTTTATTCATCATGGTGGGGGTGCTGGTGAGATTAACATTTGTGCAGTAGATTAATATGTGGTGGAATCTAATACCAACTATTTTTAAAACTGGTGCTGAGATTTATAAAAACCACAAACAATCAGAACTATTAGAATCAGAAGCAGAAAAAAGACACTATGAACGAATGGCTAGTGGTGAAATTGAATATCAAAGAGATGTTTACGACCAACAAGACAAATCATGGAAAGATGAATTTGTTTTAATAGTTGTTTGTATTCCAATTCTTGTTTTATCTTATGCAGTCATTAGTGATGACATTAATATTAAAGCTAAACTAGATTTGTTCTTTGATTACTTTGGTAAGTTTCCTTCTTGGTATCAATGGTTAATCGTTGGTATTTTTGGTGCGATCTACGGATTAAAACCAAGCATTGACGCATTTACTAAAAAATGAATTTCTATCTAGTTACCTATGCAATAAACTTTGTAAAGGTAAACCCTGATAATGTTAAAGAAGATATTGCTCATGTTAGATTTTTTGATAATGATAATTTTACAAACTCTTGTTCATTTCTAGCTTCATTAAAACAAGTTAAAAAATTAAGAGTTACTAGTGTTGAGTGGGAATTAAAAGAATGTAGCTGGTTTGATTATTATGACGATATTTCAAATACGATTCATTAGATCGGCAATAAATAATATTCAATACCATCATTCCAAGTTTGAATCTTTGACTGTGGCAACAACCTTAATATTTGATCTACTGATTTGAATTTCAAGCCATCTTTGAAGGCGAAACAAATTGTATATTGAGTGTATCTACTATCGCAGAACATTTGTGCGAATGTAATATATTTCTTTAAATCTTTTAGTTTAAGTTTGTTGGAAGCTTTGACTTCCACGAAGAACTGGCTTTTACGTTGTTCGGTTTCTTTGGAGTAAACAAAGTAATCAGGTAAAGCACTAAGAATCCCAAGTTTATGAAAATAAGGGATAGGGGAATTACCAAAATCAGCATCATCATTAAAAAGCAACTTTTTATAATGAAAAGATTTAGTTTTGCAATATTCTTCAAATCTTTGTTCGGCATAGTCAATATAGTTTTCAACTCGGTCTTTATATCCCAATTCATTTAATGTTCCTTTTGGTTGGATTATTTTCATCTACTCAAATCTCTTTGAGTTACAAGCCATGATCTATAAAGATCAACCCAGCTTTGTAAGTTAGCATATTTACCTTTTAAAATAGAATAGTTTTTTTCTGCAACTAATAAACCTTCTATTATTGTTGCGTAATCTTTATCAGAATAAGCCCACTTTTCTGCTTCAGCTACCGAACAATTCTTTTCTAATTTCTTAGTTAAAGTTATTTGACTGAATGTTATTTTCTTAAATTCTTCGCAACGTCTAAAAGTATATAATGCTTCTGACATTTGTTCTGATATAGAATCTAGTTCTTGTTTTATTTGGTCAGGGTTTTTTAGAGCGAGATCGTGCATACCTTCCTTTACAGTTTATAGTTGTGTACTAACCTAAGCTAGTAATTCTTCAAATTTCAAAACTACTTTTGTTTCTAAAGCATCTTTAAGTCTTTTTGCCTTTTCTAACTTATGCTTTAGTTCAAAGTATTTCATAGAGACTCTATAATGTCTGTCTCTTAGGTTCTGAACTTGAGTTTTCATTTTCTCCATCAGCTATTTTAATATTATTTCTGATGAACTTAGTATTGATTATGTTCACGGAAATAATCTTACCTTCCTTGTTTTCTGTTAGAGCATCTTCTGTGTTTTCAAAGAGTTCCTTAACTACAATGCTACACTCAATTAGCTTTTCTCTAACAACCTTCATTATGTTTTTTATATATAATATTTCATTAAATTGCAAGGATATGGCGAGGGGAAACATAAAGGGATTATGTGTGATCGTTAAATCAAAAACCCTCGCCATAAGAATCTTAGTTATGGAAATTCATCTGAAATAAAAACTTGTAATCTTTTATTTTCAAATCAATTTCTTCCTTTGTAACACCAATTTTACCAGATTCAATACCAGATTTTAATAAAGCCATAGTCCACATATATTCGTCTTTATTAAATGCTTTAGTTGGTACTGAAGAACTAGCTATATCTTTTTCAATAGCTGTTACTGCTTGATTAAAGTTTTCTGATTCAAAATCATCAACATTAAAGCTAGTATCTGGTTTAGCAGTAGCACTAGTTGGTAGTTCTTGTATCATTGGACTTTTATCTTCTTTAGTAAGAACGAATAAACTTCCATTCTTTTTTGAAGCACCACAAGTTACGGAAACAGATTTTCCCTTAGCTATGGCAGGGTGCAAGATAGATGACCAAAGAACTATCTCTTGTTCGCCTACTTTAAACTTGAAATTTGGAAACTTATTAGCAGTTCCATCTTTACCAAGTCTATTATCGTAAACGTATTTTATTACTCCTTGTACGTTCATATTACTTCTCCTTATTGTTTAGGTAGCGATACATTTTTAGACAGGCAATCGCCACTTCTTCCTGTGCATCTCCGATTGGAAATTCCTTAATATTTAATTTTCCAGTTTTGGTACAATTAACTATGATGCCTTTTTTGACATCAATTCCAAGTTCTTCTTTAACACAAATCTTATAAAGGTAGATTTGCACTAACATAGAATCTCTTATTCCTGATGATGACTTCCAATCATAAATTATATGCTCTCCTGATTTGTTTTTAAATATAGCATCAAGAGTACCAGTAAATTTATGAATACGACTTAGCACTTTACGTTCAGTAAATACAATCTCTAAACCATCTTGCTTGTCATACCATTCTTTAAACTTACCAAATGATTTTTTAATTTCAGGATTTATAATCTCAGGAGTAATTCCTTTGTGAATATAATCTTCAATTAAATTGTGTACGTTTGTGCCAACAGACCCAGCATCTGCCATATTCTGATTTGGTGCTTTTTTGATTTGATCTGCAATCTTAATTAATTCAATCTCATCATAACTAACACCTGCTCTAATTAACTTCTTAAATTCTTCAGAACATATCTTAGCCGACCACATTCCGATCACGTTTGCCGGTGTCAATAATTTGGTTATGCCGGTGGCACTAGGCAACTGTTCATCATTCCAAAAGTATTGATGTTGAATTGGGTCAAAGAATAATGTTTCTTTGCCTTCGTATAGTTTGATTTCTTCCATTTTACCTTCCCTTTGTTTTATATTTTAAACTTAGTAATTATAATAACCAATATGATAAACAATATAATTATTGTAATTACATCAAGCATATATCATTCATAATTGTTTTGCTAAATTCTTTTTTGTTTAATTCAGTATCATACAAACTATCAACTGATACTCCAAAGATTTTAGCAATTTTATAAAGTTGAGATGCACCAAGTTCGTTTTTACCTAACTCAAATTTACTTATTTGTTGGGTAATAGAACCGATTAACTCTGCTAAATGTCTTTGAGACATATATTTAACTTTGCCAAATGGTTCTTCAACCTTTGTATTAATTCGCAAGAACTTAATATTACTTGCTAATATATTTGTTATGCTTTGTCTTGTTTCCATATTATTTCCTTCCATTGTTTCATAAATTGTTTCCAATATAATGAATCTGTTTTTTCAACATCATATTGTGGATATAACTTATAGAACTCATCTAAAGTTAAATCGCTGTGATCTAAAAGAGCATAATAGTATTCAAAGTAAGTTTGAACAATATGTGGATTCTTTTCAGATTCTAATACTAGTCGTTCTATTTCTTGTTTTACAGTTATCATATTTTTAATTCAGAACTGAATGACCACGATTGGACATACATTTTCTAATATAGTTTTTTCTTGTATCGTCTGCTTTAGACACAACCCCTAACGAAGCAGGGCGAAAAATATTATCAATTAACCAAGCTTGAAACTCTTGGCTATCAGATAAAGTA